CATATTCGCTGACCGGGATCCCGTGCGCGCCGGCCACGGCTCGCTCGACGGCCGCGCCCTTCGACTCTCTCCAGCCCGGCAGCATTAGGACCGCGTCGCATCGCTTCATGAGCTCGAGGTCGCCGTCGTACCAGAACACGGCAGGGATGTCCGGACAGTGCTGGAACCCGGCAGAATTCTTGTGCGGCGTGATAGGCATCCAGCCGGCGCGGGCGGCCTCGAGGGCGATCCGAGAGGCCGCGAGGATGTTCTGCTCGATGGTATGCAGGGGGTCGGGGTCGCCCTCCGGCGCGCTGAACGGGCCGGCGAGGTAAAGGAGTTTCATCGGGGCGCCACCTCGTAAACGTCCCCGTTTTCGGCGAGTTTCCGGTCCTCATACGGGGCTGCGATCCTGCGGTAGAGTTCGAGCTTTGCGCATTCGAGAACCCCGACCACCTCGTTCACATGGCCATACCGGATCGGCCCCTTGCGCGCCAGGTATTCGTCGATCAACCGGGAGACGACGTAGTTCAGCTGACCAGGGGTCTCGGGCCCGCGACCCGCGTCAATTCTCTCCCTCTCATCGGGCGATATGTATGGCATCAGACCACCCCCTTCACATCGCCATAGAACTGTCGCACCAGGTCGGGGAGGAAACCGAGTGCGAGCTCGGGGAGGCCGGTCGCAGAGACCCTAACCTGGCCGTAGACCGCACGGAGGGTGACGCCGCCGGCCTGCAGGTAGGCAGGGGGGATCGTCTGCGCGGTGCCGTTGATCCGGAACTGCTCGGGCCGGCCCTCGGGAGGCTGGAACCAGATCCACTCGCCGTCCTCGACGTAGAGGCTCCCGGATGGGATCGGGTTCGGGATGTCGACCGGGGGGTTCTCGGGCTCGTCGTCCAGCGGGGCGTATGACGGGAGGCCCTTGAGGACGCTGTCCCCCCAGACCTCATACGTCGGGACATCCTCGCCCGAGATGATGATGTTCCCGCCGATCAGGGTGTACTTGAGCACGTCGTACTTGTCGCGGACCTGTGCCGCGTGCCCGGGGCAGTCGAAGTAGTCGATGCGTGCCGTCCGGCCGAAGAGGATGGCCGGCTCAGGCGGGGGATTGATCACGGTCAGGTCGAGCGTGCCCGAGCCCGTCACCTGGCCCTGGAAGGCTCTGACCTTCGCCCCGTCGCTCGTGAACTGGATCTTGGCGCCGTTGCAGGCATACTCGGCGATCATCCCGTACTTCGAGCCCGTGTCGCGGCAGCCGCGCACTACCAGCGAGTTTGGCTTCTCATTCTTGATCCCGATGCCGGCGAGGGCGCAGCGTTCGGTGCGGCAGTTGATGAGCTGCGCCGACTGGACATAGATCCCGCAACAGAACCGCTCGACCTCGGCCGGGCTGCATCGTCGGCCGCAGTCGATCGCGACAAAGTCCTCGATGACGAAGTCTTCGACGTCCTGCCGATGCCCCGTCCACGATCCGTCGGTGTGGCCCCCGCTCTGGTACGTGTCCACGGCGAGGAGCCGGCGCCACGTCATGCGAATGATGTTGCCCGTATCCACCAGGAACCCGCAGCTCCAGTCGCGAGGCGAGAGGAGGCCGGACCCGCACGAGATCGCCTCGCAGTCTTCCCAGAGGAAGTCCGCAAACGTGCCGCCCTCCTGCGCGCCGTAGGTATGGCACGAGAAGCCGTGGTGATACGACCGGACGGCCCAGCACCGGCGGAGGGTCACTTTCTTGAGGGTCTTGCCGGGCTTCGCATAGAAGAGGAACGCGGCCGTGCAGTTCCGCTTCAGGTCATAGTAGGTGTTGGGCTTCGCATACGACGGCTGCGACTCCGCGAACGCCTTCCAGTCGTCATAGTTTCCGAACTGGTCGTCCTGGTCGACGGTGAGGTCTTCCCCGACGAAGTCGCCGCCCGTATCGAACCACTGGAGATGGGCCCGGCCCTCGAAGACGAGTTGCTTCAGGGTGACGCCGGGCTTGTCGATGGTGATGCGGACGATTGACGACCTGGCCTCGAGGACGGTGCCGGGCTCGCCGGTGATCGTTGCCCCTTTGCCGGGCCGGAGGTAGCCGCCCCCGGACGGGTCGCCAGATGAGCCGCCGTTGAGGTTGACTTTTCCAGAAAGCATGTGGACGTTCGCGCCGGCGACAGTCCAGTACTTCGCGAGCACGGCCATGTCGGTCTTGCCGTCGAGCCGGACGTCGGCCGGGGCGTCGTTGCCGACCGGGGCGATGGTGATGGTTCCGGTCAAGGGATCACCTTCAGCAGGACGGCCGGGCCGTCTTCGTGCCAGATGTCGACAGGGTAGGTCTGCCCGCCTTCGGTCTTGCGGGTCTCGACCCGGATCTTTTCGCCAGCGGTGAACGCGCGGGACTGGACGCCCGGCCGGGTCAGGAGCTCGGCGAGGAGCGCGGAGCGGGAATAGCCCTTCAGTCCGAGCTTCATTCGTCTCCTCCTGTCTTCCACTCCTCCGGGCACTCCTCGGGCTCGAGCCGGTCGACAGGCGAGACCTGCCGGCGCTGGAGCTCGGCCTTGAGGACGGGGATCGGGACGTCTTCGAGCGGGGCGGTCACTTGCTCGCCTCCATCGGGACGAGATCGCCGGATCTGATTGCATTCCAGAACGGGCGGAACCGATGCGCCCCGACCGCGACCCTGATGCGGATGCCGTCGTTGGGGTTGGCATACACTGTCCCAATGCCCTCGCAGTCGGCTGCGACCTCGAGCCCGGCCTCGACGTCTGCCCTCATCACCAACGCGGAGACCAGGGCCTCAGTCGACAGGTCGAAGTCGCCGGACTCGATCGCGGAGATAAGTTCACCCAGGCCGTGATACACATCGAGGTTCTCGTCGATGTTGACATCTTCGAGGATGGTCCCGAGGATGCGAACGATCTCGGCCTTGTCGAGTGCGTTGTTAACAGCGTTACTCGTGTCAGGTCCTGTGCAGGTTTTGTCCATCTGAGTCACCTTCTGATAGTACGATTTTCGACGGTCGACGTGAGGCAGGAGAGTCCGAAAAGAGGAGTCGCAGAGAGCAGATCCAGGCCCGTGCCAGGGTGCCAGGTTGTGCCAAGTACGGGAAACCCCCTACGCAAGGATAGTTGACAAGGGAAAAGTTTCCGGATCCGACCGGCAACGTGGCACACCTAGATCCCCCCCCATTCCAAACGGCGCTCGTCGTTGGTCTTGTACTTGATTCCAAGCCAGTACCGGACGAATTCTGTTTCCCCCTTCGCGTTGATCAGCCTGGCACGCTTCGGGTCCCCGACGACCCCCCGATCCTTGAGTACGGCCGAGAACTTCTCCGCGGAGACGATCGATCCACCGTTATCTTTCACAAACGACTTGTACGCGGCATAGAGATCGCTCCTGACCTCGCGATCGTTCTGGTTGCCGGTGATGATGCACTCCTCGTCCAGGAACCTTGAAACCGCATCGGCGTTGAGCCGGTACTCCTCGGTAGCTACGGCAAATGTCGATGGTCGGACCAATCGGGACCCGGCATCGTGGTAGGCCTTCAAGCCGGCAAGGCACCAGTTGAGGATCCCGCTCCGCTCGGCGAGCAGCCTCTCTGCGATCGCCTCGTCGCGTTCCTCCGGGGGGATGGTGACCGTGAACGGTACGAGCCATATCCGCCTCCAGATCGAGGGGTCGGTCGACACCACGGGGCGGTGGTTCGTGGCATACCAGATCTTGTAGCCCGGCACGTACTCGAACTCGCGTTCGTAGAGCCGGCGCACCTTGATGCGGTCGCGACCGGTGATCGCCTTGACCGCCTCTTCGTCGAGCCGGGCCCCTTCGGCGCTCTCCGAAGTCGTCACCAGCCGGGCTCCGACCAGGTCCGCGAGCTCCGTCTTCGGGCCGTCGGCGTGCCGGCGCTTGAGCAGCGTCTTCGAGGAGTCCGCGCTCTTCGAGTAGGCCCCCCAGATGGTCGAGAGGATCTCGAGCGTCTTGCTCTTGCCATTGGCGCCGGTGCCGTAGAGGATGAAGAAGACCTCGGCCGGGTTGTCGGCGAGCAGGGTGTACCCACACATCTGCTGAAACCCGTCGATCGCCTCCCGGTCCCCGGCGAAGATGCGATCGAGGTGGGCGAGCCAGAGCGGACACTCGGCCTTTTCATCAAAGTCGACATCGGCCATCTTGGTCAGATAGTCCTCGGGGCGGTGCTCTCTGAATCGAACCTCGTCGAGTTCGATCGTTCCGTTTCTGACGTTGAACAAATTCGAATCCATATCCAACTCCTCGACCGAGATCGGAACCTCCGACCGGGCGAGCTCGAGCATGGCTGTTAGGGTTCTGGCCGACTCGGCCTTCTTCGCAAACTGCAGGAGGGCGCGCTTGACCTGGTCGTCCTCGATCTGCGAGACCTCAGCGTAGAGCCGGCGGGCCGTCGCCTTCGCCCGGATCCGGATCGCATCGGTCCGGTCCGGCACCCAGACCCGCTTGTCCCAGATGAGCCAGGTCTTCATCTGGTGGCAGAAGAGGACCTCCTCCCAGTGGGCCGCGACGAACCGTTCGGCGAGCCCCATCTCGGTGTAGTGGTCCTCGTGCTTCGACAGCTTCGTGACCGGCAGCCGCGTCTTCCGGACGCGCTCGTACTCCTCGGCCACGAGCGTCATCAGCGAGCCCGTGTCGAGCGCGTACGCGTACCCGGTGTTGTAGACCCCTGCACTGGCGAGGACCTCCTGCGGGGTCGCCTTCTTGTGGAGGAAGTTCGACCGGGCGTGAGCGCGGAGCATCTGCTCGAGCTCCTTCCGCTTCTCCTCGACGTCGACCGCATCGATGGCGGCCTGCATCGCCTCCAGGTCGGCCTGGATCTGAGCCTCGCGGCGCTCCCGTTCGATCTCCGCCTCGGCGTACCGCCGGCTCACGATCTCCCGGACCTCGTCGGCGGGGATCGGCTGCGAGGAGTCGATCAGATACTCGATCACGGAGGCCACGGGGTACTCCCGTTCGATCGCGATCGCGATCTCCTTCGAGAGATGCGCCTCGGCAGCCGCCCGGGGGTCGTCCGCTTTCCGTTCCATCTCGCGTTTTCGGATCAATGCGCAGTGGCCGATGAGTCGCTGGGAGAGGTAGTACTCGCGGCCGTGGCCGCGCTCCAGCCCGATCACGTCGTCGGGGGTCGATGGGACCGGCAGGTCGTCGCGGACCGGCAGGTCGCGGGCTGCGGTCAGGTCACTGATACCCTCACCTCCTTCTCGCCCTCGAGCGGGCCGGCAGGGGACAGGGGAACGGCCTCCCCGGCGAACGACTGCGCCATCTCCATGAAGACGCTGAGCGGGACCACGGCGTAGGCCTGCGAGCGGTTCCGGCTGAAGACGAGCAGGGGTCGGAGCCCCTCGGCCTTCGCGTTCGCCTCGCACTGCGCGAGCGCCTTCCAGATGTTCAGGGCCTCGACCTTCTTGCACTCGACCGCGAACGGGAACTCCCGGGCCGCGAGGGTCGAGAGTTTCATGTCTGCGCCCGTCTCGCCCATGATGGCGGGGCGGAGGTCGCGGTCGGAGAACCCGAAAGTCGCGCGGATGACGTTGGCGATCGTCGTCTGGAACGTTCGCCCTTTGGCTTTGCAGCTGGATGGCTTCATTCGGAGCTCTCCTGAATCTTCATGACGTTTCGGAACCTGACGACCGCACCTCTGAGGAACCGGGCCGTCCGGTTGTATCCCGGCGCCAGGGTCATCGGACTCTTCGACAGGTCCGCGAGGTCCTCGGCCGAGATGTGAGCGAGTTTCCGGGCGTTCGTGGTCACCGTCTCGAGGGCGAAGCCGGCCGCAAGGGCCCGCTCCGCAAACGCCCACAGGTCGGGCCGATCCCTGAGGGCCAGAACCTTCACAGGCGGCTCGCGACCGTCGAACGCCTTGACCAGGCGCTCCTGGCACCATGCCTTCGCGGCCCCCCGGCGGGATACTGTGACTGCTATGTCGTCCGGGGTCAGGTCGATCCCGTGAATCCGGCGATACCTGCGGACCGCACTCGCCGCGACCTTGATCGATGCCGAGTTTTCATACTGCTCGCCCGCCAGGTCGACGGCGATCAGGGTCGGATCCTGCAGCCGCTCGGGGGTGATCCGGCCGAGGACGCAGAGATCCGATCGGATACTCGACTCCGGGGCCTTCGCGGCGATGCGGGCCTCGGCGTACTTCCAGAGGTCGGGCCGGCCGACCAGGGCCCTCGACCGGATCGGGGGGACCTCGGTACCGAATTTGAGTGCCCAGAACCTCCCATACCGCGCATCGTAGTCCCGGATCATGTTCCCGCGGCGGATCTCCAGGAGCTCCTCGGGGGTGCGTCGTGGGGCCCGCGCCTTCTTCGGCCGCGGCTGCCGGGGCGGTTTGACGGTCTTCGGCTTCGGTTCGCGGACCGGTTTCGGCCGGGGCTCGCGCGACTTGATGGCGGGGCGCCGACTCGTCCCGGCATCCGCCTCCAGTCGCTTCAGGGCCCGTTCCAGGACCGGGTTCGCCGTTCGCCGTTCGTCTTCCTGGGCGGGCTCCGGTTCGGGGGAGACGAGCTCGAGCCCGTGGTCCCGGCGCCAGTTCCAGCAGAATTCGTCATCGACGTCTTCGCCGATGTGGCA